ACGGTGCTCTTAATGCGCCAGCCGCGCCCTTGGGGTCATTTGGTGTGTTCATAAATAGCTATGGTTTGCTGTATTTGATCTTCAGTAAGTCCACGATGCTTTTGTAAAAGTTTGTGGTCAGTGAAGATTTCATCGGGACGGTCACTATAACAGTACTCAATTACTCGCGGATTTTCGGATGCTAACCTATGTTGTAGTGTAAATGTTATTTCCATTTCAGTTGCGAGTTTAGTTTGTAGTTGCGACTTTCACGGCTTTGGCAAGTCATCATCATTGCCGTTCCGTCTAATGGCAGCATCCCATAGGTAGACAAGACCCAAGATGCCCAAGCTCCAAAGGAGCGCGAAGATTAATATTTCGTTCATAGTGTTTTTGTTTTAGTGTTAAAACGTCCATATTGGATGTTTTAGTTTAGCGGCTTAGTCTAAGCTTTCCGTTTTCGTCATAGTACCAGTATTGTTCGTGCATAAGAATGGTCAGCGAGTGGGGTTATCTACCCACGTTATCCAGTTTATCGGTCTAGATGACTTCGATCAAGTCCATCGCTGTTTTGTTTTTATCGAAAAGAATGTGACACTCTAAGTGTCGCAGTTCGGCAACTAGCTCCATATATTTTTTAGCGGTGGCCGCGTCAGTACCGAAAGCTAGTTCTTTCTCCAGACAATCTGGGCATTCCGAACCACCTCTGCTGAATCCTCCGCACCCTTCGGTGATGCAGGGCGAAAAAGTGGCGGGCCAGCGCGGATACTGGCGTTGTATTGCGTTAAGCAAAAATTCTTTGTGGTGCGTCTTCATGGCTTTCCTCTGTAGTAAGGGTGCGCTTTGATCTGTTCGTGCAGCTCTTCCATAAGGATAGTGTTGCGTTCGTTTACCGCATCATCAAACTTTGCGACTAGCTCAAGCAACGACCCCGTAGGTTTCTTGATTGAATCATACGCCGCTCGAAATGCTTCACCCTTTACCGCTCGCGGTAAACTTCCTTTTCCTGCTCCAGTTCCGAAACTCATGCTCAACCAAATACTCGGTTGGTGCGACGAAGTCAATAATTTTTTTTAGAAAGATAACTCGTCGTCCAAAAGGGCGACTAACTCGCTGAAGCTGAACGCAGTATCGACAATAGTATTGTCGCTTAGATCAAACTCTTGGCACACCATGTTAGAAAATAATTCAAACTCGTCGTCTTCAAAGAAGGAATCAAGTTCTGCACGCATGGGGACATCCATCTTGTGACCAAAGATATCCTCAAGCATAGCGGAGATTGCGGATATGATGTACGACCTATTCATTTATGTAGTGAATAGTATCTTGCTATGAGCGCAGAGTCAACAATTCCGTCATGGGCTGTGGTGCTTCGTTTTGTGGCAAGCCATTGTTCGTCGGGCCAGTAAGTGTTTGCTTTGTTAAGGGCTACTACTTTGGTTTGACCCTTGGCTAATCGCTTACCCAACATTACATCTTGCCACTCCTTAACCTGCACCCGCTCCAAAGAATACTGTAGCGCAGCACACGCACCGTCGATCTTGCCGAATGAGATGCTCATCGAGCGCATGGCTTGAGAACTCTTAGCGTGACGCAGCGGCTCTTCAATGCAGACAACGATGTCCCTGCCCAATGAATCGAGATACTGCAGGACACCCTTTACGCATACTTCTTTCTTATCCCCGATAGAAATTGTGGGCATCGGTTGGTACGATATGACTGACTGACCGCAACTGGAGATGGCGCACAGACCGCCGCTAATCCCGTTGTCCACTCCTACGATAACAGAAGCCATATCAGTCGTCGGAAAGGGTTTCGACAATCATCGAATCCAATGCGCCTGTTGTTAGAAGCATGGATAGCCAGAATTTAGACTTGTCCGTTAGATGATCGTACAGATCCATGTTGTCCTTAGAGTTCATCACTAACAGGATAAAGGATTTGTCTGCCGTCTTAAGGCTTGCGATTGCGTCCTCAACAAAGTCGTTAGACCCACCGTTAAACTCAGTCATCGGTCACCTCCTCCGCTTCGACAACAACGCGAGACCCACCAGTCGCGGCTTTAGCATTGTTAAGTATTGAGATATCAATAGAAAGACCGCTGCCATTACTGCTGCCACCTTTAGGGTTAAGACCTAAGTTGCGGCGAATAAGCTGGTCTAGTTCTGATAACTCGCGCACGGTCCGTGGTCCGCGCACGTTCATCAAGTTGTCGCGCAGCATCTTGATTGCTGATGCCGCAACGTACGCTTGATACTTATCGGATGGGCTTGCTTGATTTTCAGCGATCTCTAAAAGAGTCTGCTGCTCTTCGTCGCGTGCGGAGATTCTGGACTCTGTAACTATGTTCGTCGTAGTGTCCTCAAGATTTTTCTTAAAGGGTTCGGTTTCTACTTGGTTGTCCTCAGATCCTTTATTGGGTACTTTGTTTGCTTTCTGGAGCCAACGGCAAATACGGTGAACACTAATCCCTATCTCTTCTGCAATCCGTACTTGCTTCCAACCAGCAGCGTAGAGATCGAAGCACCGCTGTTTAGTCTCAATATTCTTTCGCCGCTTATCCAAACGATCTTCGCGAAGACGTTGTGCTTGCGACTTAACTTTTTTAACAGCTTTTGTTTTAGGTGCTGATGCACTATTGGACATGGTGGACACAGATAAACGGAAAAACAATTACTTGTCAAATCTTTTTTAATCTAGTAGCGTCTATCTGTATGGGCAGACCTAAGAAAATTAATCCAGACAAGACGACCAAGTCGGTACTGGAACCAAGAATAGATTCACAGAGCCGCAAGATGGACGTTGGAGGATACCTGATTCCTGTTACCAGCACCCTGACTGCCCTACTGTGGGGCTTTGCAAACCACCCGTCACCGAAAGCGCGGGAGTTTTATTTCTGGCGGGTAGCGGACTTGCTATGGAACAAGGACGATCTGCCAGAACATATGTTTGTACGTCATCCGTGGGCGGACAAGATTATCCACGAGTGCATCAACAACAAGTATCTTGCAATTGGTGGGGCTGCTTCTTCAGGCAAAAGCCATACGCTTGCAGGATACGGGATCATCAGTTGGCTTGCTGCGCCGAGGGATACTCTGGTGCTAATGACTTCGACGACTTTACGGGAGGCTCGTAAGCGGGTATGGGGTTCCGTTATCTCGTTGCTGTCCGTCATTGACGGTGCGCCGATCAACATTCGGGACTCTATCGGGTCGGCAAACTACGTTGACGAGAACGGACAGACGTTTGATAGAGCAGGTCTCTCGCTTATCGCGGCGGAAAAAAGCAGGACGCGAGAGGCTATCGGCAAGTTCATCGGTCTTAAACAGAAACACGTAATACTAATCGGCGACGAATTAGGAGAACTATCCCCCGCTATCAAACAAGCGGCACTTGCCAACTTGAGCAAGAACCCGCGCTTTGAGTTTAAGGGCGCGAGTAACCCTTGTAGTCGGTTCGATGCGTTCGGTGATTGGTCTACGCCGAAAGACGGTTGGGACTCGATCACACCAGAAGTGGACGACGAGTGGGTCACGAAGTGGGGTGGCAAGTACATTCGTCTAGACGGTGAGCGCAGCCCCAACGTGTTGGCGGGTCACACGGTGTACCCGTTCTTGCCGACGACTGAGAAGATCGAGGAGGACAAAGCGTTGTTGGGAGAGAACAGCCGTGCGTACTACCGAATGGTTCGTGCTGTCTTCTTTGACTCAGACGAAGCGGAGGGTATCTACGGGGAGTCCGAGATGATTAAGGCGGGGGCGATGAATCGGATGGAGTTCTCTGGACCCACTACTCTGATCGCAGGCGTTGATCCAGCGTTCACAAACGGAGGCGACCGCACAGTAATGTACACGGCAACCGTAGGCAACTTTACGAATGGGCAGTACGGGATTCAGTTTCAGGATTGCATCATGCTAAACGACGACACAACAAATAGAGCTGTACCGAGAACGTACCAGATTGTCCACCAGATCAGGGACAACTGCTTGCGGTTGGGTATCAAGCCAGAGAACGTAGCGATTGACTCAACGGGTGCAGGGTCACCGTTCTGCGACGTTCTGGCAGGCGAGTGGTCTGATCAGTTCTTGCGTGTGCAGTTCGGCGGCAAAGCATCAGATCGTCGCGTGAGTATGAACAGTCAGCTTACTGGCGAAGAGCTGTACACGAATAGAGTCTCCGAGCTTTGGTTCGTTGGCAAAGAATTTATGCGGACTCAGCAGATAGCAGGTATCGGTGATGATCTGGCAAAGGAGATGTGCAGCCGCAGATACGAGATGGTCAAGTCGGGCACGTTGCGGGTGCGCGTGGAAACCAAAGCGGAACTGAAACAGAGAGCAGGTCAGTCACCCGACGTAGCGGATGCGGCTTTCGTCGCACTCGATCTCGCACGGCAGAGGCACGGGCTCGTTGCCGTTGACGCGATTAAGGATACAGGCATGGGTGTGTTCGGCATGAGGCAGAGAAGAACCCTAAAAGATTTGGATGTGGTCAGCAGGTCAAAGCATTCGCAGATGATCTACGATTAGTACTCCTTAATGCAAGTGAATGACGTTTACTACACGGGAGAAAAGTTTGAAAAGTTTCTGGAAACATTGTAATTCAATGTCATTCAATTAATTTATTTAATTGAATTATTGAGTTAATATGAATTACCTATAGGGAAGAAGATTATAAGTACCCTGTAACGGAATTTTTTGGGTTCTTAGAGTTTGCCCGACACCCGCTCCCATGCTGGCCAAAAGATCTCGTCCAGCGCACGGACGATGGGCTCCTGTTCGTACTTTTCGCTCCAGCTTACGCCCGAAATAAAAAGTGCTGCCTCAACCATTTCGTGTCGAAGGGTTTCGCGTAAAAGTTTTTTGTCCTTAACCGTATCCTTATCCAGTTCGATGACTTTGTTATCAGGCAAGTATTGACCATACGGATCGCCACCCAAATCCTTCACCCGAATCGGAATCCTGTATCCTGCAATCTGAACACTCTTCGGGATCATTGCTACAGGATACAGGATGGGGTTTAAATAGTACAGCACCAAAATAAATAGCTTGCCAATTGAACCTAAGTACTCCAGTATATCAATACTTTATGGCTGTTAACGAAAGAGAATCCACACGTCTTTACCGCGAAGCGCGAAGAGCCCTAAGGAGTGATAACAATCAAGCCTCTGCAGAACTTGGAAGATCGGCTGCTGCCGCAGCGGCTAATGAGACTGGTGGGATTAAGAAATATGCTGACCGTATATTGGGTCAAAGGGCTAAGGTTATTGCTGAATCTCAAGCTGCCGCTATTAACAGAGGCGAACGCCCAACCCAAACGCAAGCAGCCACTGGTGATCTTCTTAACGCTAGACTGAATCTTTTTGATCGAGTGAAAGCTGCACCTGATGCCGCTGCCCGTGAAGCGTTTCGCGGTCAAGCCTCTTCTTTAGGCGTGAAGGATTCGGGTTTTAATCAAGCGTTGAATAACTTAGGTAATACGTTTGGTGCTGCTGCGACCACACCCGTTACGACACCCGTTACGACACCCGTTACGACACCCGTTACGACACCCGTTACGACACCCGTTACGACACCCGTTAC